TATTTATCATCGTGACTCTGCTCCTGACGGGATGCGCTGGGTCACAGATCTCACAGCAAGAACAGAGGAGGCTAACGTTTCAAGAACTGACTAAGGATGTTTGCAAGGAAAACAAACATGAAGTTTATTTAGCACAGTTATTATGGAACGAAATGAAGCCAAACAAAAGACGGATATTAGACAAACCATAGAAAGGGTCATCAACGCAGGAGAACGTGCGGTAGAGGAGCTTATAAAGGTCGCAGAAGAAGAAATCATTACCGGTAAACCTGATGATGATTTAGCAGCGGACAGGTTGAAGAATGCAGCAGCTACAAAGAAGCTTGCTATATTTGATGCCTTAGAGATATTACAACGGATAGAACAAGAAAGAAATAAGCTTGATGGCAAGGACGAGTCTGAAGCAAGTGGAGGAAAAGATACAGGATTCCAAAGCTTCGCAGAAACAAGGGGAAGAAAGTCTTGATCTTATAAGAGTTGTACCTAATCAAGTTTCTGATTCAGTACGCAAAAGAAAGAACAAGAAAAAAGAATGGAAGTATGGCTATGATATGCAGCATGATATTGTTGTTATATCTAAAGATGGTACGCTGGGTGATGTGGTTGAAATTCAAAATCTAAAAATTGGATTACCTTTGCAGCCGAATAAAATCTTTTCAAGAAGTAAAAGTAAAGCTGATCAATACTGGGAACCTAAAGAACAACCTAATGAACTTAAAAAAATCAAGACCATATTCCAGTGGAACGAATATCCAAATTCATTCAAAGAGTCATGGATCGATTACATCGACACAGAGTTTGAAAGAAGAGAGAACGGTTTTTGGTTTAAAAATAACGGTGTGGCTACTTATGTTACTGGCTCTCACTACATGTACTTGCAGTGGACCAAGATTGATGTTGGGCACCCAGAGTTCAGGGAATCTAACAGAATATTCTACATATTTTGGGAAGCCTGCAAAGCAGACGTTCGGTCTTACGGAATGTGTTATCTTAAAAACAGACGATCTGGTTTTAGCTTCATGTCTTCAGGAGAATCCGTTCATCAGGCAACAATTACAAGTGATGCACGGTTCGGAATACTGTCCAAATCTGGTGCCGATGCTAAAAAAATGTTCACAGATAAGGTCGTACCGATCTCTACAAACTACCCCTTCTTCTTTAAGCCGATCCAGGATGGAATGGATAGGCCCAAAACAGAACTTGCGTACAGAGTCCCAGCTTCCAAGCTTACACGTAAGTCCATCGAACAGTCCAACAGTGAACATCTTACAGGACTTGATACAACAATAGACTGGAAGAACACAGGAGACAACTCTTATGATGGTGAAAAACTACGTCTACTTGTTCACGATGAATCTGGCAAGTGGGAAAAACCAGACAACATTCTAAACAACTGGCGTGTAACTAAAACTTGTCTTCGTCTTGGAAGAAGAGTAATTGGCAAATGCATGATGGGTTCTACGTCTAACGCATTAGATAAAGGTGGGGATAATTTTAAGAAACTTTTTCGTGATTCAGATGTAAGAGAACGCAACTCTAATGGACAAACAAAGAGTGGAATGTATAGTCTTTTTATTCCAATGGAATGGAACATGGAGGGATTTATTGATATGTATGGACGCCCTGTATTTTACAAACCAGAAAAAATAATACAAGGGATAGACGGCATGGCTATTGATATAGGCGTAATCGATTATTGGAACAACGAAGTTGAGTCTTTAAAAAATGATCCTGATGCCCTTAATGAGTTTTATAGACAATTCCCACGTACAGAAAATCACGCTTTTCGTGATGAGTCTAAGAATACTTTATTTAATCTATCAAGGCTTTACGAACAAATAGACTATAACGATGGGCTTGAAGCGCAAAGAGTAGTTAAGAGAGGTGACTTTAGTTGGGCTAACGGAAAGAAAGACACGGAAGTTATCTGGACACCAAACCCAAGAGGAAGGTTCTATGTGTCATGGATACCACCACTAGAATTAAGAAACAACGTAGTCAATAAGAATGGAATTAAGTATCCAGGCAACGAACACATAGGTGCGTTTGGATGTGATAGCTACGATATATCTGGCACAGTTGGTGGAGGTGGATCAAATGGTGCGCTACATGGAATGACAAAGCTAAACTTCGATGGACCATCAGATCACTTCTTTCTTGAGTATATATCAAGACCTCAGACAGCTGAGATATTTTATGAAGACGTACTGATGGCTTGTGTATTTTATGGAATGCCTGTTCTTGCGGAGAACAATAAACCTAGACTGCTTTATCATTTTAAGAACAGAGGATATAGAGGCTTTAGTTTATCAAGGCCAGACAAGCATAAGAATGACTTATCAAAAGCAGAGAAAGAATTAGGAGGTATACCATCTTCTCAAGCCGTTATATCTATACATGCAGAGGCTATTGAATCTTACATAGAACAGAATGTAGGTTTGACAGAGAATGGATCTGGAAAGATGTATTTCACAAGGACTCTTTTGGATTGGGCAAACTATGATATTAGCAACAGAACAAAGTTTGATGCTACAGTTTCATCTGGTTTTGCTATAATGGCAAACAACAAGTATGTTACCAAGCCCAAGAAATCTGTTAAAGAAATAAATGTTACCTTTGCAAGGTACAATAATGGTGGATTAAACAGTACTATACTGAGATAAAAAATATATGAACGGAGTTCAAACAAGAAAGGTTATTGGATTTCCAGATCAACTTGCATCCGACTCTACTAAGAGTTCTAAGGACTATGGTTTGATGGTGGGTCATGCAATAGAGTCAGAGTGGTTTCGAAAAGATAGCGGAACTTCAAGGTATTACAATAATAGAGATACATACCATAAGTTAAGAACTTATGCTATGGGAGAGCAGTCAGTGCAAAAGTATAAGAATGAGCTTGCTATTAATGGGGATATATCATATCTTAATTTAGACTGGACTCCTGTTCCAATCATTCCTAAATTTGTAGATGTAGTTGTTAATGGAATATCGAACAGGTTGTTTGATGTCCAAGCAGAAGCAATTGACTCTGTGTCTTCAAATAAAAAAGCAGAGTACAAGAATACAATTCAAACTCAGATGAGAAATCGAGAAGAGTTTGAACAAATAGGTGAAGCCTTAGGTGTTAATATGTTTGATATTGCACCAGAAGAATTACCTCAAAATGAAGACGAGTTAGCTCTTCATATGTCTACAGAATACAAAGACGATATCGAGATAGCGGAGGAGAAAGCAATCACAAGCATTTTTAAGCAAAACAATCTTGAGTTAATCAAGAGACAGGTAGATGAAGATCAAACTGTATTAGGTATATCAGCTATAAAGCATGGATTTAATACACATGATGGTATCACAATAGAGTATGTGGATCCAGCTCAAATGGTTTGGAGCCCAACAGAGGACCCAACATTTAAAGATTGTTATTACTTTGGAGAGGTAAAGAATGTTAACATTACTGAATTAAAAAAGATAGATCCATCTTTAACACAGGAGGACATTAAAGATATATCAAAGATGTCTTCTAAGTTTGATTCGTATCAAGGTATCAGAGGAGGAAACAGTTCAGATAATTTTGACAGCAACACAGCTACGTTACTTTACTTCTGCTATAAGACAGACAAGAATATAGTATATAAAAAGAAGAAGACAACACAAGGAGGGGAGAAGGTTTTAAAGAAAGATGACAAGTTTAATCCTCCAAAATCAGAGAAGGCAAGATTTGAAAAACTATCAAAAAGAATTGATGTATGGTACGAGGGTGTACTTGTTCTAGGAACAAACCACATACTAAAGTGGGAGGTAATGAAGAACATGGTTCGACCAAAGTCAGCAATAAGCAAGACATATGCTCCCTTTATTGTAAGCGCTCCCAAAATGTACAGGGGTCAGATAGACTCACTAGTAAAAAGGATGATACCTTTTGCTGATCAGATACAATTGACACACCTAAAGCTACAGCAAGTCACAGCTAAGATGATTCCTGATGGAGTTTATATGGATATCGATGGGCTTAGTACAATTAACTTAGGTAATGGGAATACTTATTCACCACAAGAAGCTCTTAATCTTTACTTCCAAACAGGATCTGTTATTGGTAGATCATATACTGAAGAAGGAGAATATAACCACGGTAAAATTCCAATCCAAGAACTTACATCATCTGGAGCTAATGCTAAGATATCTTCTTTGATTAATATATACAACTACAATCTTGGGATGATTCGATCTGTAACAGGATTAAATGAAGCTAGAGATGGGTCTATGCCTGATGCAAATTCATTAGTTGGTATACAAAAGCTTGCCGCTTTAAATTCTAACACCGCAACAAGACATATACTTAAATCAGGTATATTCATATTAGAAAGACTTTCCGAATGTATAAGCTATAGGCTTTCAGATATGTTAGAGTATTCTGAAATGAAAATGGACTTTGTAAAAAACATAGGTAAGTTTAGTGTAGAGATTTTAGAAAGCATAAAAGATTTACATCTACATGATTTTGGAATATACATAGAGCTTCATCCAGATGAGGAAGAAAGATCTATGCTTGAACAAAATATACAGACTTCTCTTTCCGCTGGTAAGATAGATATAGATGATGCAATAGACATTAGATCTGTTAAGAATGTTAAGATAGCATCTCAATTATTAAAGGTTAGAAAGAAAAGAAAAGAAGATTCTGATCAAAAAAGACAGCAACAAAATATAGCACTCCAAGCACAAGCTAACCAGGAGGCATCTCAAACAGCAGAAGCGGCTAAGGCTCAATCTAAAATGATGCAAATGGAGGCGGAAGCTAAGATAGAACAGTTAAAGTCTGAGTTAGAAATGGCTCGAATGGACAAAGAGTTTGAGCTGAAAGCGAAACTCATTCAACTACAACAGGGTTTATCTGCTCAGATTAAAGCTAGTGAAGAACAGGTTAAGATTGGAAAGGAAAAATATAAAGAAGATCGAAAGGATCAGAGAACAGCTAAGCAAGCAAGCCAACAATCTAAGTTGATTCAACAGCGACAACAAGACTTAGATCCTATAGATTTTGATGGACAAGATAGCTTAGGTACTGGTAGACAGTAAGTTATCAGTATTTAAATATATTGTAATTTTGTAACATAATTAAATTCAATCAATAATGGAAAACGATTTCAAGGTTTACGCTTTGGATGATGATGGTAATCGAATAGAGCCACAACAGACTGAGCAAGAACCAAATGTAGAACAAGAGGCAACACCAGAGGTTGAGCCTCAGCAAACAGAAACAATAGATGCCTCACAACAAGAAGAGCAAATCGAAAGCGAAGGAGTCCTGCAAGAGCAGGTCGAAGAGCAAGTCGATGTCCAAGAAGAAAAGGTATTAGAGCCTGAGCCAGAACAAGACGATAACTGGTTCCTATCTAAACTAAAAGAAAGATACGAGGTGGAGTTAAACTCTGTTGACGATCTTAAGAACGTTCTTACAAATACTGAAAAGCAAACACTTCCTGAGGATGTGGAAAAGTATCTTGAGTTTCGCAAAGAAACTGGTAGATCTTTTAACGACTTTGCTGAACTACAAAAGGATTGGTCTGCCATTGGTGATGAGCAGGTTATCCGAGAGTACTATAAGCAAACAAAACCACACCTTGATACGGAAGATATTGAGCATATTCTTGGCGAACAATTCTCTTACGACACCGAACTTGATGATGATAAGGAAGTGAGAGCTAAGAAGATTGCTTATAAAGAAGCATTGTACGAAGCAAGAAACCATTTTGAAGGTTTAAAGGAAAAGTATAAGGCACCACTAGAGTCTAGTGTAGCTGACATTCCTGAAAACTATCGAAAGGCTTTTAGCTTTTATAATGAATATCAAGAACAAGCTGAGACATCTGCTAAGATACAGCAGGAACAATCTAAGTTTTTTCAAGAAAAGACAAATAATCTTTTCAACCAAGAGTTCAAAGGTTTTGAATTTAACTTGGGCGATAAGAAGCAATTTGTTAAACCTAATGACTTGAATAAAACTAGAGAAGTACAAAGCGATGTGAATAATTTCCTATCATCTCATTTAGATGACAAAGGATTTTTGAAAGATCCAGCAGCTTACCACCGTGCCATGTATGCCGCCATGAATGTAGATAGTATTGCAAAACATTTCTATGAGCAGGGTAAGGCAGACGCCACAGGGGATATTGTCAAGGAAACTAAAAACATTGACATGTCTGTACGTGACAACAAGGTGACGGATGTAGGCGGTACTAAGTTCAGAGTTGTAGATTCAGGGGATCAGTTCGAGTTCAAAATTAGAAAACGAAACTAACAACCTTAAAACATTTAAAAAATGTCTGTAACTATTTCTGGAGTACAAGGTGCATTAACACCAGCTCCATCGAAAGCAACGCTTTCAACAAACTATTTAGGGTCAAGCATTGAGTTCACTTCTCAATACTTACCTGATGTATACGAGCAAGAGTTCGAGAAGTACGGAAACCGTTCTGTAGCTTCTTTTTTGCGTATGGTAGGCGCTGAGATGCCTTTCGCATCTGACGTTATCCAATGGTCTGAGCAAGGACGTTTACACCTAGCTGTAACTGGTGCTACACGTGCTGCTGATGTAATCACTTCTAACGGTCACCCTTTCCGTGTTGGTCAAACTGTAATCGTTTCTGACGGTACTGATCAAGAGAAAGCTATCGTAAGTGCTACAACAACTAACACATTTACCGTTAAGTCTTACGAGAACGCTAACCTAGCAGCTGCTATCGCCACTTCTGGATTGAAAGTATTTGCTTACGGTTCTGAGTTTAAGAAAGGAACTAACGGAATGTCTGGTAGTTTAGAGGCTGCTAAAGATATTCAAACCAACAACCCAATTATCATCAAAGATAAGTATGAGGTTAATGGTTCTGATATGGCGCAGATCGGATGGATCGAAGTAACAACTGAAAACGGAGCTTCTGGATACTTATGGTATCTAAAGTCTGAGCACGAAACTCGTCAGCGTTTTGAGGATTACTTAGAGCTATCTTTAATTGAAGGACGCCCTGCTGCTTCTGGATCAGGTGCTGCATCTGATGGATATAAAGGTACTAAAGGTTTATTCTACGAAATCGAAAATCGTGGTAACATCGCTACTGGATCTATCGCTGCTCGTACTGACATCGAAGAGCTTATCAAAGTTTTAGATAAAGAAGGAGCTATCCAAGAGAACGTAATGTTCGTTAACCGTACTAAGTCTTTCGAGATTGACACTGTATTAGCTGCTCAAAACAACTCTGGTGCTTCAACTGCATCTTACGGATTGTTTGACAACGATGAGTCAATGGCGTTAAACTTAGGATTCCAAGGTTTTAACTTAGGATATGACTTCTACAAAACTGACTGGAAATACTTAAATGATGCTACTACTGGATCATTGACTTCTGCTGTAGATGGTGCGATTGTACCTGCTGGTACCACTACTATCTACGATCAAGTACTTGGAAAAAATGCTACACGTCCATTCTTACACGTGAAGTATCGTAAGTCTGAGGCTGAAGATCGCAAGTACAAGTCTTGGGTAGTTGGATCTGCTGGGTCTGCTGCAATGTCTAGCGACTTAGATGCAATGCAAGTACACTTCTTGTCTGAGCGTGCACTATGTGTACACGGAGCTAACAACTTCATCTTATTGAAGTAGTAATTTGACTGGATAGGATAGGGGAGCTTCGGCTCCCTTTCCCCTATCATTTATTGAAACTGTAATTAAATAATAATATAATGGCAACTAAAAAGAAAACCCAAACTTGGGAACTACGTGATCGTATTTATGTATTAAAAGGAGGAGCAACACCTGTAAACTATATCCTCAGATCACGACACCACATTAATAAACCTTTACAATATTTTGACGGAACGATGAGTCGATCTCTTCGTTATGCGTCTAATCAAACATCTATATTCGAGGATGAGCAGATGGGAGATGTAACACTACCGGCTATCATCTTTAAAGATGGAAAGCTTATAGTACCAAAAGAAAACACATTACTCCAGCAGTTTTTATCTGTCTATCATCCAGACCTTGAAAAAGTTTACTTTGAGTTTAATGCTAATGAAGCGGCTAAAGAAGAGGTTCAGAATGTAGAGCTTGAACTTGAAGCAATGACTCTAGCAAAAGAAATGGACATTGAAAATCTTGAAGCGATTGCTCGTGTAGCGATAGATGGAAACGTTTCGGAAATGGCATCTAATGAAATTAGACGTGACATGCTTATTTATGCAAGAAACAATCCAGAACAGTTTATTGAACTTGCTAATGACGAGAATATAAGTTTAAGAAACGCAGCTGTTCGTGCAGTTGAAATGGGTATTCTTAAAATAGGAGATGACCAGCGTACAGTATCATGGGCCAAAGGTAAGAAGGGAAAAATAATTACCGTACCTTATGGGGAAAACGTGTATAGCGCTTTAGCTGTTTACTTTAAAACAGATGAAGGACTAGATGTTCTTCAGAAAATTACAAACCAGCTATAGTAATTCCACCTTAACTGTAGTTGATATAGAGGGGTTACGAAAAGTGACCCCTTTTTATTTTGTATATTTGTGCTATGATTAACAAAGTAAGAAATATCGTACTAACAATTCTCAACAAAGAGAATAGAGGATATATAACACCCGAACAATTTAATCAATATGCTGATCACGCACAGCATTTGGTATTTGATGGAATGTTTGGTGAGTACGCAACCATGATGCAGTTTAAAGATGGAAGGAGACAAGCAAATTCTTTTGGAGATAGAGCAGCAATCGACAGATACAACATTGAAGACTTTATCGTTACAACAGTTACACCAGCTGACAATTCATTGTATGCTAAACCCACGAACCTTTATCACTTGTTAAGAATAAACATGGATAGTGATGATGTTTTATTAGAGCATTTACCTTCACACAAAAGATACTACATAGAAAACAACAATGTGGCTGGTCCATCTGAATTGTATCCCTATTATGTAGAAGAGGGAACTAAGTTCAAACTACTTCCTTCATCTTTAACAGGAGATATAAAAGTAACATATATTAGACGTCCCTCTGAGCCTAAGTGGACATATACTGTGGTAGGGGAAAGTCCTGTATATAATCCTTCGGCTAGTGACTTTCAAGACTTCGAAGTTGCTCATGAATATCAGACACAATTAACTATAGAAATCCTTAAACTTGCAGGGTTAACGATTGGAGAGGCCGCAATAACACAGGCAGCTGTAGCGCTAGACAGGGAAGAGGAGCAAAAAAAGATTAGATAATGGCATTAACGGATCAGGAATATTACCAAGATAGCAGCAACTGGGGAGACTCTCAGTATGTTTCTATGAAGGATATAATAAATAATTTCATGGCTTTTTATGTTGGTGATCATAAGATAATCAATGACGTAAATAGATCGGACATTATATTTCATGTTAAGAGAGGAGTGCAAGAGCTGCACTATGATGCGCTAAACGACATTAAAGCTCTTGAGCTTGAGCTTCCTACAGATTTACAGTTAGAGTTGCCAAAAGATTTTGTAAGATTAATAGAATTATCTTGGGTAGATGACAGGGGAAGACTACATCCCTTACTAATGGATAGACAAACAGCTATGCCTACCGCATACCTGCAAGACGATGAGTACAATATTATTTTTGACAGCGAAGGAGTAGCGACTACAGGTACTTCATTCGTGGATCAAAAGTTAAATGACATTGAAACAACAGAGGCAGACTCATCCTCAACTTTGTCTGATGAATTTTACGGAGGAAGATTTGGAATGGATCCAACTATTGCTAATATAAATGGCAAGTATAATATAGATAAAAAGCTAGGCATTATAAGGTTTAGCTCTGAAGTCAAGGGTAAGTATATAGTAATGAAATACATTTCCGATGGGCTTCTTTATACAGATGAATCGGATATTCGCATACTAAAAATGTGTGAAGATTTTATATACAAATACTTAGTCAATCAAGTATTGCAACATAAGTTTGGAGTACAAGAGTATATAGTAAGAAGAGCAAAAAATGAATACTTCGCTGCTTATAAGAACATGAAGGTTAGAATGATGGAGATACATCCTTTTGATTTAGTTCAAGCAATGAAGGGAAGAAACAAGTGGATTAAATAATGAGAATCAAAAATCTTTTTACATCTGGTAAGATGAATAAAGATCTTGACGAGCGCTTAGTTCCTAAAGGGGAGTATCGTGATGCGCTTAACGTTAAGGTCGCAAACTCAACAGGGTCTGATGTTGGTGCAATAGAGAATGCTATGCCAAATGAGAAGCTAACAGAGCTTCAGTTCTTTGCAGCTCCATACACTTCCAATGATGAAGCTCAAGCTACTACTATTGGATCTGTTTCCGACTCAACTAATCAGTTACTATACTGGTTTGTTTCTAGTTTGTCTGGTTCATATATATGCGAGTATAGTAAGAAGTACGGAACATCTGAAATAATACTTAAGGATGAGCGTGAGGGTTCAGCAAACCTACTTGGTTTTCTTCCAGGAAACTACGTGCAAGCAAACATTCTCTACGACAACGATAACTTTAGAACGTTTATATATTTCACAGATGGAGAAACTGCACCAAAAAAAATAGAGGTTGCAGCTGCAAAAGAATTAACCGACAGTGAGTTTGTATTTGATGATGTAAGTGTAATTATGAGACCACCTATTCATCCACCAACAATTGGTTTTGGACAGGAGGCTAAAGAAAATTCTAGAAATAATTTAAAAGAAAGATTTGTACAGTTTGCATACCGATTCAGATACGATGACGATCAATACTCTTCGCTATCACCTTTTTCTAATGTAGCGTTTTCTCCAAAAAGCTTTCATTACGACTATGGGGAGTTTAACAACGCTTCAATGGTTAACAAATATGACAGTGTAAATGTTACATTTAAGACTGGAAATAAAAATGTTAAAGAGATAGATGTAATATTTAAAGATACAAATGACTCTAATCTTTACCTTATTGAAAGCATAAATAAGGAGTACAAAGAACTTGAAGATGATGCAGATTATAGTATAACTTTTTCTAACAATCAAATCTATAGAGTTCTTCCGGAGAAAGAAATATTTAGGTTATACGATAATGTTCCTTTAAAGGCTAAGGCTCAAGAGATTATTAATAACAGACTTGTGTATGGAAACTACACAGAGAATTACAATCTTGTAGATGAAGACCAAAAACAAGTCAATGTAGATATAGATCTTGAGTTTAATGGATTCGTTGTTGAACAAGATGATCCTAAGAAAACAGTAAGAAGTAATCGTGATTATGAAGTTGGCATAGTTTACTTAGATGAGCACGGAAGATGTACAACTGTATTGTCCGGTGGGGATAATAGTGTTTATATACCTTCAAGTGCGGCTGTAAAATCTAACACTTTATTCGCTACTATCAAGAACAGGGCTCCATTGTTTGCAAAGTACTATAGGTTTTTTGTAAAAGAAAGTGAAACCAACTATGATGTAATAACCTCTCTTTTCTTTTATGAAGACAACAACGAAGAAGTTTATTATATTAGACTTGATGGAAGTGATAAGAATAAAGTTAAAGAAGGTGATTATGTTATTATAAAATCAGACACTTCTGGTTCTAGAAAAACAGTACAAAAACTTAAGGTACTAGAAGTTGCTTCTAAAGAAAGAAACTTTTTAGATTTAACTGACTCTCAAAATTATCTTCAAGAGCCAGGTCTTTATATGAAGGTATCTAAAGATGGGGCGCTAAATTTAGATGATGCCTCATTAGAAAGGGTAGAGCTTTATGCAGAAGCAAAAAGTAAGGAAGATGCGCAGAACAATGCTACCACTTCACACTTACTAGAAGGTCCGTTTTTCTATGGAACAGGAACAACATCATTAAATTTTGTAAGCTCAACACTTTCTAGCGCACCTGCATCAACAAGGATTCGCTATGAGATAATGATCGATGAGCCTGATGGTTCTCAAGAAAAATATAAGTGGAGAAAGTATGTTGTAGGTGAAGGAGAATGGTCAGACTGGAATGAAGACAATAACATTACTTCAGGAAATTTTACAGTTGATAGACTTACATTAAATTGGAGCGCAACAACTGGAAATGAACCAGGAGACAAATGGACTTTTAATTTAAAAAGAGGTGAGTATTCTAGATATGGAGCTAATAGCCACACAAAGTGCGCTTTAGATTTAGGAGATATTCCATCAACAATAGGACTTGGATCTGATTTTAATCTTCAAATATACCACAAGTCAAAGAGCAGTGGAGTAATAAAACATGAAACAGGAACAGTAGTAGCGTCAAAAGACTATGAAAATTTCGAAGAGTTTTACTGGGAAGAGGATGTGTATAAAACTCTAAATGACCTACACGCAAGCGATGGACATGATTGGATTTTTGAGGAGACAATCCACTTTAGAAGAGGAGCTGCTACTGATAAATCACATGCAACCTATGGAACTAATCTAAATGACAGTTTAGTTTTTGAGACTAGTTCACCTTATGAGCATGGTAGTATTCTTCCTGTAAGTAGATTTAGTGACACAAGATTAGACATGAGGGTTCGATCTACATTTGCTAATAACGTTATACTTGAAACTGAACCCAAGAAGGAGAACTCAGATGTTTATTATGAGATTGGAAAAACCTATGAGATTACAGATGATGGATACCATGTAGGGGATGCTCTTGTTGGAGATCAAAATCAAAGACATGATAAGGATGCTTATATTGAATTGGATTTCTTTAACTCATGGTCTTGGGGTAATGGTTTTGAATCTATTAAGATAAAAGACTCATTCAATGCTCCAACATATCTACACAAAACAAGACCTTTAGCTGCAGTAGAGAACTACATGCAGAACAATCGAGTTAACTCTTTAACCTACTCAAATGTTTATGACCAAACTACAAGGTACAATGGCTTAAATGAGTTTAATTTATCTACGGCAAACTATAAAGACCTTGACGATGCCGATGGTTCTATACAAAACATTATAGAAAGAACGGGAGACTTGCTTGCATTCCAGGAAAACAAGATATCTAAAATTCTTTATAATAAAAACGTACTGTTTACAGGCAGTGGGTCTGGAGCTGTGTCTCAAAGCACAGAAATACTAGGACAACAGATACCATACCTTGGAGAGTATGGTTGCACATTCTCACCTCAATCAGTAGTGAAATGGGGAGGAAGAGTATATGCAGCTGACCCAAGGAGAGGAGCTATTTTAAGGCTATCACAAGACGGTATCACAGAGATTAGTGGTTACGGTATGCGTGACTGGTTTAAAGACAACACACAGCCTAGATTGAATAGACAAATTATAGCTGGTTATGATCCTTTTAATGGCCAATACATAGTGTCTATTAAAGAAGCATTAGAGGAGTGGAGGGAAGATGAATTTTCTTGTGAAGGATCTCAATGGATACCAGATACTTTTGAATGCTTAGATGTTTTTGAACCTACCACAACAGTTGCAGTAACAACAACAACTTTAGCTCCAGGGGAAACAACTACAACTACAACAACTACAACTACAACAACCACGCTTCCTACATTTAATTGTTCAAACGCAGGGTTTACAATGAGTAATGGTGTGGTTGGTGAAAGTACTTCAGGTCGTGGATCGGTAAGCGCTGGTACAATCACAGCTATCAGTCCAACTACCTACCAATCTGGTAGCGCAACTTATACTGCAACCATAACAGTTCCTGCAGGGTACACTAATAGCGGACAAAGCATATCTACCTGTACAGACTCAGCTACTGGAACAACAAATCCTTGCTCAACAACAGCGGCAAGTGTTTCTTTAAGTAACATACAGTGGAACCAGTCTGGACAGATAACTGGTACAGCTACATGGAGTATGTCTGGCGGAAACTCTAATGGGTCGAGCGGATATCCTAACGTTGTTCTTACAGCAACAACAAGTGGTGGATCGTTTAGCGCAACACAAGACTTCGTGACAGCTACATTGACTAATAATGCTGGTAGTGGATCAGGAAACTTCACACTAACCGACTCTGTGTACACGCAAAATGGATCAACAACAGTTACTGTGCATGCGAAACTATGTGGAACAATACAGGCAAGCTCTAGTCAAGCAGTAAACTTAACATACGTTCCACCAACAACGCAGCTTGGACAATATACAGCAACATTAAACATTGACACAAACGGTATTACTGGACCATCTGCTGGATACACATTAGATAGTCAACCAAAAACAGTTACTCAAAACGATGGAACGTCTTTTAACTTATCATGGGCTGCGCCTACATTAAATAGTAATGGATGTTACGAATGGGTTCCTGGAAGCCAGCCATCAGGCGCTTCTTTCTCTGGAACATTTGCAGGAGCAAATCAATCAGTAACAAGGACTATAACTGGAGCAGTTAGAGATAAAGTATTTACAGCTTCATTAACAGTATCAGATACAATTAGCGCACCTCAAGGAGCTAAGATAGTTACAAGCGACCTTCAAGATACAGGCACAAACGGAGGTCAGTATTCTTTATTCTATAACGTTAGCCCTGCAACAGGATATTCTTGGGTAGGAACTCAGCCGTCTAATATATCTGAGAGTGGAACGTTTGGATGTGCAAACGAAAGCTTTAATAGAAGTATAACAGGTACAATTAAACAGGACTTCAGTTGTTCTATAGCTAATGTAACGGTGTCATCTGGATCTGTGGGAGCAGCGGTTGTAGCATCAGCATCAGTAGGTACAGTGGGAACGATCACACCTTCTACTTATCAGAATGGATCTACTAATTACACTGTGCAGGTTACACCTCCATCAGGAACATATAGTAGTAATTCTGCTATTAACTGTTTAGCATCAGGAACAGGAACAACAACGCCAGCTACAACAACAGCTGCACCAATCACCATAACAAACGGAGCTTCATCAGATAACATGGTGTGTCACGTATCGAGACCTGTAACTGTATATACTAGCTCTGGATCAATTATAACTGGCGGCACAGTTTATTCTGATAATCTACTGACGGTAGTCTACAATGGAGGAAGTCAAGCTCCAGGTGGAGGATCATGGTATAGTGATGGTCTTAATAAGTTTAAGATAAGCGCAGCAGGAGTTGTATCTAATCTTTCTAGCTGTCAATTTTCAGGAGCAAACGGGTACTATCTTTCTACAGGTAAAAATGCACCGGCTGATTTTTGCGGTGGAAGTTATTCTGTAACCAACTCTGTTACAAATGATGGATCAACGCTTGGCTTAGCCTTAAATGAGACTACATATGACAACGGTTCACCATTCCCAGGGAATAATAAGTATTATATTGTGGACACAAATCCATACACTTACAGCGGGACAACATCTTTCTTTTGGTGGAGAATAAATTCCAGCGGAGTTGTAATATCTACTGGATCATACAGTAGTTGCGGATCTTCAGGTAGTGGAAATGATTTCACTGATGGAGGAACTGGTGGAGGAAGTGGACCAGGTGAAAACTTATATTAGAATATAATGAAGAATGAAATATATATTAGCGCAACCAGCAACTGTGTACTTTGCATGGCAGATAGATGTGTTCCTTTTCTCTGCCCGATCTGTAGGGATTAAGCCTGAAGACATACACGTTCTGTGTAGCACAGATACTGGTATCGATGATCACTTCACAGTGATGATGAGAAAATACCCTGGAGTTAGTTTTAATTTTTACGCTGACACAAGGGAAGATAAAAGGTATATACCTTCTATAAAACAAAACCTTCTATCGCAACACCTTAAAGTATTTACAGAATTACAGAGAGAAGCGCTGCTGTTAGTAGATTCAGATATATGCTTTACTAAACCTTTAGACATAGATCACCTTTTGAATGATGATGTCTGGTATGTTAGTGACACTATTAATTATATAGGATACAATTACATATTATCTAAAGGGCGTGATGTTCTTGATAAAATGTTAGACATAGCAGAGATAAATGAAAGTGTGGTTAAGTCAAATATGGGCGGATCTGGAGGGGCGCAATACCTATTTAAAAATGTTACGCCTGAATATTTAGATGAAGTAGTAGATTTAAGTCTTAAACTTTGGACTGAAATTACGGAATACAATAATCTTCTTGTTAGCAAAGACCCTGACTATCATCCAATACAGATTTGGACGGCTGAAATGTGGGCATTGTTGTGGGTTGCATGGAAGCGTAACCAAATGACAGTTGTAGATCCTGCTCTAGATTTTTGTTGGGCAACCGATCACGCTGATCAGTGGAGAGTAAAACCTATATATCATGGTGCAGGCGCAACAACAGACGAGAAAGGTTTATTCTATAAGGGTCTATACACAGAACACTTTCCACCCCTTGACCTGGATATAGATAAGACTAAGGCTTGTTATCACTACTATAACATCCTCAGAAGTGCTCTCCGTTAATTTTGTATCTTTGCACAAAGTAGACTTATGGCTAAATCAGGACTTAAGACAGTCACTAGACTTCGTAAATATTTAAATGGAGTTCCCACAAATGAAACAAAAGCAAATGTTGAGGGGGATGAAGATTATATTGCACCGTATTTAAGCGTTGAGTCTTGCCCTATAAAAGCTGAAGACACAACTACGACTACGACTACAACAACATCAACTACAACTACCACTACAAATGCTCAAGGAAAGACTCCAGTGTGTATGGATCCTGTTGCTAAGGTGGGTGTGAGCGATGGGGTTTTATTATTTGGAAAAAAATCAACAACTAACTCGCAGTACAAGGTAGGAAATGGTACGTATAGGTTGGAGGATATACCTATGACACACCCAATAGCTTTTCTTAATAGTGGAATATCTACATTCACATACAATGGATCATACGAAGGAGGAACAAAAGTCGCTTCTGATGGAAACACATATGTGTATTACTATGGTACTATATATATAACCGTTACAGGTAGTTTTACAGACATAGACTATGAGTGCTACAACCATGGATACATGGGAGGTCAAGATAACATGACTTATGATGCATCTTGTACAGGTATAACAACCACGACCACTACTACCACTACACTGAAGCAGGGGTCTATTAAAACATTTAAAGCGAACAATACTATTCATGCCTCAAACACTACTGATTTTGATTACAACACAATAAAGTATTTATGCAACCAGCCTAATACTGGTATTTACGAGGGCAACTTTGCTTTAGCAGGATTCCAAGGAGTGGGCACTTATCCACAAGCAGGTGATTACGCTGTATCTTCACAGTATGGATATCTTAAACAAGGTTACATGCAGGGTAATAACAAGGCTTATATTCTTGTGAAGATACACGATCAAGACAAGCTTTTACTTATTAGAAATGAAGATGGTCGTGTAATTAAAGTGAAGCAATGTGAAAGCAATGCGTCATCATCAGCAACACAGTCTGTATATTTATCAAGAGGTCAAAAAAAGCTTAGAGATTTCTGTGGAACAAGGTGGACTATAGGACTACAGCATCTATCAGAGCCAGTTGGAACACCCTCCCATCTTCTTGATAAAACTTTATTTAAAGACGGTAAAAGCATTGATGGACGGGGTCTATATTACATAGTTAGTCTAAACAATCCTGGAGAATATGATGGCTTAAGTAGGTTTGAGTGGGTTTATGTGGGATCTAATGGAGTTGTTTCATCAGTTGGCTCAACTAAAACCTGCACAAACAATGATTTAGGTGAACAAGAAAACGTATTTTAACAATGGCGAAATCAGGATATAAAAAAGTATTAACACTTAGGAAGTATGTAAATGGAGTTGCAACTGATCAAGTTAAAGATAACGACTTAGGTTCTGTCGACTATGTAGCGCCTTTATATGACCCATATTTTTGTGGAGGAACAACGACTACCACAACCAGCACTACTACCACAACCACTACAACAACATCAACTAACCCTAGAGAAAGATATGGAGACCTTATAGCTATAGCTGTATCCTCTGGTCCTGGTGATGACTGTGGTAACAACCCTCAAGATTTAAGGACAGGTGTTCTGTATGTTAGTTTAAGAGATTTCGTTATTGATTACGGAGGAGGAAGAACCGAACAAAAAGGGATTGTCCTTTCTAATTTAAACTTTGGATCTTTAAGTAAGGGTAAATATGTTTTAGATAATGCAAACAGAAAAACCCTATTTGATTTGCAAACAGCAACTCTTGGAGGAATACCAATATACCGAGGAGTTGAGGGTTATTTTCATGAAAAGTCCTTATACCAAACAGCAGAAACAATATTCCCATTCGTGACTACGAATAATGGTGTGTATACTGTTGCTAAGAGTAGCCTCTTGGTTCCAGGTGAAAGCGGTAGAAATCCAAATTATCATGTACACGTAGTCATAAACTATGATCACCATTCAAATAGAAATTTAGCACGCTTTAATTTTTGTATAAATAATGACTCGGTAGACAATGGTGATGACGGTGCACCACAGAATGACGGAATAGATTTTCAACCATACGAATAATAATATGCCAGATTATACACTAACATACGATGAAAAAGTACAAGGATGGACATCGTTTCATTCGTACCACCCAGACTTTATAACCAATATGAACAATGAGCTATATACTTTTAAGGATGGCAACTTGTATATTCATAACATTGACTACGGAGATAGGAATGTATTTTACGGTGATCCATATCCAAGCACTGTAACCGTTGTGGCAAATGATGCAGCATCAGAGGTCAAGAACTTTAAGACACTTCAGCTTGAGTCATCATCTAAGAATTGGGATGTTGATATTAAAACAGACTTAGACACAGGACATATTAATTCAGATTCCTTTGAAGACAAAGAAGGGTTTAGATATGCTTACATAAGAAGAGACGATGATGGTGTTGTAGTACCAGACATGCTCTCAGTTCAAGGTGTTGGAAACATCTCTAATGTTAGTGATAATACAATTACCTTTAGTGTTAGTCTTCCTGTAAACATTAATATTGGAGATGTCCTGTATGGTTTAATAGATGATTCAAACGTAAAGCTTGGGGTTATTGATTCAAAAGCGTACAACTCTATCACACTGGATGAATTAGAGGCAGACATAGAGGCAGGTGATTTCTGTTTTGTTGCTAAAAATAAGATAGCAGAAAGCACAGGTCTTAAAGGGTACTTTGCAGAAATAACCTTAGAGTCAAACTCAACGGATCCCGTTGAACTGTTTGCTGTAAATGCTGAGGCAACCAAAAGCTTCCCTTAATAATTTGTATATTTGCACTAATGGAATTTAATGTTAGGGCGATAGAGAGTGGTGATTATGAAAACACTCTAGTGAAATGGTGGAAAGATTGGGGATGGCAAGCACCACCCGAAGACTTCTTACCGGAAACAGGAGTAATGATATCGAAAGGAAACGTAGATATCTGTGCAGGTTTTATATATCTAACAAACTCTAAGGTTGCGCTAACAGAATTTGTAGTTTCTAACAAAGATTACAAGGATAAAGATAGGGGTGAAGCAATAGACTTACTTATTGATTGTATTGCTGAGCTTGCTAATGAGAATGGATACAAATACGCCCATGTGATTCTTAAAAATAAGAGTTTGCTTGGACGATACAAAGAAGCAGGTTATCTGGAATCAGATACTAACGTTATAGAAATGATAAAAGTATGGCAATAGCAACAGGAACGGCAATAGCCCTTGGAATATCAGCAGCTGCATCTGGAGTTCAGATGGCATCTGGTATATCAAGAAAGAGAAAAGCAAAGAGAGCATTAGCAAATTTCAAAAGACAAGATCTTAAAAATGTAACAAAAGACCTTAAGGTTTCTACTTTGGGGGCTGAGTTACAAGCTCAAGAGCAAGCAAGAAGATTCTCTTCATCTGTAGACGCACTAAGATCTGGGGGTGTAAGAGGAGTTGTTGGCGGCTTAGGAAGACAAGAGCAAATACAACAAGTAGGAACTCAAAGAATATCAGCTGATCTTGATAGACAACAGATGGCGATTGATAGAATGGCAGCTGAAGATGAAGCTAGAATTAGAGGGATGCAAGAAGCAAGAGAAAGCGGAGCTATAGCAGGGCTTGGTAAGGAGATTGCCAGTGCAGATGCACAACTACAGCAAGGAGCTATGGGCCTAGCGCAATCAGCAGCAAGCGCAGCCACGTTTATCCCTGGAACAATCGGAGGAGGTAAAGATGCTGTAGACGCAGTTAGTACTGCTGTAGACGCAGTAGGTACAGGTGCGAAAGCAAGCCAAGATTTGGTAAACGTAGTTAATACAGGTGCGAAAGCAACTCAAGGTTTGGTAAACTCATCAACTAACTTTATGCCTGCTGAAGGTGGCGGAGTGGTAGATATTAGAGCGGCTTTTAAAAACAACAATTCATTAGACCCGTTGTTGTCTGGGTATGACATATCTGGACTTAGATCTAACTACGGATCAGGTGGAAAAACAGGATATGTGGACGTAGGACAACACCAGATTACCGGAGGAATGGACGCAAACTCTTTACGAGCTCAAGGATATACACAGTAATATGGCACAACAAACAGCACAATACGAAGCGTTACAATACTCATCACAAAGAAAGGATCAGGACTTTGGAGGGTTCGCTATGGATTTAGCGCAGCAAGAAAAAGATAGACAAGCCTTAGAGTATAAAAGAAAAAGAGAAGAAGAGAAATTTCAAATGGACATGATCAATGACAACCCTGATGTTGTCTATGCTTCATTTGAAAACTCTGGTCTTGAAAATGTAGACGCATATAATGCAAAGGTATCTGAGTTAGTTAAGGGAAGATTCAATGAACTTAATGCACAGTATAACAAAGACGGAGATAGAATGAAATACTTCACCGCTGTTGCGAAACTAAAAGGTGAGGTTAGAGGTTACACTACAGGCGTAAACAACATCGTTAGCTACGGAAAAAGCTTAGTGGAGAAGGGAGATGACGTTAGTGCTTCAACTCTTTATAGATCAAAACAGCTTGATGCTATGTTTAAAGGTGGAGCTCCAACCATGGGTGCAGATGGAAGCATAGGAAATGTATCTATGACCCTAGGTGAGGATGGGAAGCCAACATCTCAGGCATTTAATTGGGGCAAAGCCAGTAGTCTTATTGGAGTAAAAGGAAGATCGGATATGCACGCTGTTGCTACTGAATCTGTAAAAACATTTGGAGATCCAAGTAAGTTTATGGTTCCAGAAGGTCAGACTATTTTGTCGACTCTTCTCGATAGAAATGGTACTATGAATCCTGCTGGATATAGATTGATAAAAGAAAACGTAGCTGCGTTATCTGATGAAGATCTCATTGATACAGCAGATCAATATAGCATCAACGTTTCTTTCGATGGAAAAGACATCACTAAGTTTGATAGAGAAAATATTATAGAGCAGGTTTCAAAAAGGGAGGCTGAATACGCTATCGACCTACTTAAGATGAAGGAAAAAGAAGATGATGTTTCATATGCAGAGTTCACCTTAAAAGCAAAAGAGCAAGCAAGGAAAGACAAAAAGACTCGATCCGATATAAGTAAAGGAAAGGGAGAACCTAAGTCTGCATTCTCACACTTCAACACACAAAGAGCTCAATCGGAGCTAGGCATTGGTTGCTCAGCGGACGTTTATACTTTAGCTAACCCAGAGAAAATGGTTGGAGTGTTTGGTGAGTTTGGAGATGATTTTGTAAACCGACTGCCACAAGATAGTGTGCTGAATAGAGATTTAGCTAACCAAAGCGTTGTTGGTCAACCAACAATAACAAATTATATACACACTGCAGACGGAAGGAATATAGCTAGAGCAACCTATATTGTCAAGCAAAGGAATGTACAGACAGATGAAGTTAAAGAGGTAACAAGACATGAGAATTTAGAACTTTCTAGGCAAGAGGCTAATATTATAAGGCTTAGATCAGGGTTGCGTCAATTGAGTGACGCACCTGATGATCCTAAGAAGAAGAAGGCAGAATCAGTTGCCTCAACTCAAATGGTTCGAAGTTCAAGCACATATCGGGGTGGATTAGGAGAGACTAGAGACGCAAGCACAGAGTTTTCTGGTTCGGAGACAAGCAATGAAACAACAACCACAACCAAAACCAAAACAACAAAAGGGAAAGACACATTAAACCTCTTCGGAAATGACTGATCCACAAAAGAAATACACAAAAGCTGAGTTAGCTAAAATTATTAAAGAAAAGTACCCAGAATATTCTGAAGTTGAAGACAATGAGTTAGTTGATTTAGTAACCAACAAGTACCCAGAGTATAATGACTACTTGTCAGATGAATCTGTAAAAAAAAAAGACGATACGGAATCCGCATATTCAATGGATTCTTCGGATATATCTCAGGCGATTAAGCAAAAAGTCCAGGAGGATGAGGATCAGGGTCTCGAAAGTTATAGCGACAGGCTAGAAGCTGGGTTCAAACAATCAGGAGCCTCACTTGCAAGAATACCTCAATTCTTAAGAGAGATAACCATGGCCACTGTAGTTGGAGCGGATAGACTTTTTACTGGTGAGAGTGAGATGGGGGATTATCTTGACAGCCTACCTAGGGAGGTTAGAGATATTGTAGTCGGATCAGCATATGCAGGACCCAACGCACCATCAACAATTGAATTAACTAAAGCATCTGAACAACTCTACAAAGAAGCGGAAGAGCTTCAATCATCTTTTAAAAGATTTGATACATCAATCACAGAAGACCTGAAAGAGGGAGATCTAGGACAGGCCTGGTCTAGATTAACAAGGGAAGGCGTAGGAGCTATACCATCAATGCTCCAGGCTTTTGTACCTGGCATAGGTATTGCATCTATTGGATTATCTAGCGCTGCCGCAAAGAGTAGAGAGCTACAGGATAAAGGGGAAGAATTAGATTTCGCAACCATAAGCAACTCAGTTATAACAGGTACAGCTGAAGCAGCATCAGAGTTGATAACAAAAAGGATAGGTGGAAAACTATTCAGTTCACTTTATGGTAAAGGAAAAGATGTTGTCATGAAAAGTCTTAGCACTTATGCTAAGGAGTTTGGTATTGATTTCTTTCAAGAAGGAGCTGGAGAAAGTGGAAGCTTGTTAGTGTCTAAACTTGCTGATGCGCTTATATCGGGTGATAAAAAAGCATTTGAAGGTGGGTTCTATGAGTTTTCTGATACGTTTTTAGTAGGTGGTTTTGCAACAGGCCCATTATCTGGAGCAAAGACTGGTGTAGATATAGCGTCTAAAGGGGCAAGAAAAAGAAACGTACAAAGAAAAGTCGACGAGTCTAAGTATAACTCTACGATTGATGCCTTCAGTGATAGGAACATGGGTGAGATTGATTCTCAACAAAGAAACATCGCTAGTCAAAAGTCTTCAAGAGAAGTGTTGGAGTTTCAATTAAAGGAGAAACAAAACAAAGGGAAGATGTCTAGAAAGGAAGCTAAGAAAATACTAGATAACTTTGATGAAGTAACAAGCTTAGATAATCAGATCGGTGGTCTTGGTTTATCAGAAGAAGCTGAAGCTAAAGCTACGTCTTTAATAAGGGAAAGAAAAACTATTGAGCAAACAATAGAAGGCAAAGACCCTAGCTTGGTAAAGAAGCAAAGAGATAGAATAGCTGAAATAAACAAGGAGCTTGAAGGTATACAGGATGAGGATGTTTTATCTGAAGAAGTAACTGAAGAAGTACAAGAAGAAGTAACTGAAGAAGTACAAGAAGAAGTACAAGAAGAAGTACAAGAAGAAGTTACTGAAGAAACTACTCCTAAAATATATGAAGCACCTAAAGATCCTGAAGGAATAAATCAGGTGTACAAGGTGTACGACAACAGAAAAGGACAGCAGTTTGCTGGTGAACCAGGAGAGAATTGGGTTGTTGTAAATGAAGAGACTAACAGGGTAATGTCTTTTAAAACTAAAAGAGAAGCTCAGTCAGAAGCTAAGAATCCAGACCATTCAGTATATGGAGAAGGAGAGATCATTGGTGATGAGGTAGAGTTCAATCCTATTATTGAAAGAGAAGCAGTCCAACAGAATGAAATAGATTTTGCAACAAAAACTAACGCAACGTCTAGAATAAGTACTGATGGTAAGTTTATTGGAGTATTCAATAAGAAAACTGGTAAGCAAATAACAGGAAGAAAAGCTGTTATCGATCACCAGAATGAATTAATAAAGCAAAGAGATTACACCACAGGTAAAAGCGCCTTTGAAAATATACCTGAAGGAGCGTTTACAGGAAACCCAAGTGAGGCTATAGCTAATGAAAGTGAAAACCCACAAGAGATAGCAAGAGCCTACGAACAGGAAAAACTATCTAAATATACTGAGAATGACCCTGTAGTTGAAGCATTTGTTGGTAAATATAAGGTAAATAGTAAGTCTCTTTCAGATTATTATGGAAGCAAAGATGACTTAGGTCAGGTGCTTTCCTATTTAAAAGGAGAGAAAGGAAGGAAAGGTATGCCATTAGATACAATCGCTCAGGAAGTATCTTCAGAGGTAGGCTTTGATGTATCTCCTGAACAGCTGTTCGGCATTATGATGGATCCAAAATATAAATCCAACAGACTGCCTACTCAATCAGACCTAACAATATCTCTTAGAAATAAATTAATTGAAATAACAGGGCTAGAAGGTACTGACGCTCAAATAAAAGCCATAGCTGAGCAAGATCCGTCTAAACTAAAAGATCCTGTACTAAGTAAATCCGAGCAGAGAAGTGTTGACTTAGAGGCGGACAAGCAACTAAGAGAGATGCAACAGCAAGATCTTTCTCAAGAACAAACACAAGAGGCACCTTCATTAGAAACTCCTGTAGAAGAAACAGCTACACCGGAAGCTCCTAAAACAAGAAGCTTGTTTGAGAGATATAAATCTTTAGGAGAATCATTAAGAAAGTTTAAGGCTAAGATTAAGCTAGATCCAAAGCGTGGAAATGTAGTCATCAGAAATCTGCAAGAGACAGCCAAGGGGGAGGTTAGTGCCGAAGGGTACGTAGCCTTAAACACTTTGAAGCAGATGAAGAAGATGATTGGCAAGAGCGCAGAAGCTAAGGCTGTAGCTGATAAAGTCTTGAGAGGGCAGGAGCTCACAGCGGACGAAGCCGATAAGCACATTAAGCTTATCAATAAGGCTAATGAAGCTAGGGCCAATATAGATACATTAAGTAGGTCCTTAATCGACTTGGGTATACTCCCAAAAGACTCTGCTAAAAACATTGCCGACAACATAGGTAGCTACCTCACTAGAGCTTATGAAGCTTTTGAGAATCCAAACTTTACTCCAACATCTAGATCTAGAATTAAAGCTAAAAACTTTTTACTAAAGAACCCTGAGTTCATACAAGAAAAAGCACAGAAGGAAGCGGATGAAAGAGGTATATCTTTTGACGAGGCTTTAAGCAACCAAGCTGATAAGTTTCTAGATAGTATGCTTGCAACACAAAACGGAGACACGTTTATGTCCAGAGAGTTTAGGTTGAAGAGAGGAATACTAAAACAAAAGAAAGATGTTCCTAAACCATTAAGAGAATTTTTAGGAGAGATAGAATCAGGGAATGAAGGGTATTACATAACTCACCTTAAGCTGTCTAACCTTTACAGCACAGCCAAGTATCAGAAGGCAATACTAGATAACGGGTTAGGTAAGTTTATATTTGACAAGAAAGATGGTAATGCTCCATCTACTGCTCAGGAAATAAAAGGTAGCGCATATTCTATTCTGGATGGATATAAAGCCACGCCAGAGGTAATTGAAAGCATAATACCAAAGCAGCAAAAGACTAGTGAAAGCCCATACATGAGTTTCATTCTAGAGTTTAACGGATTAGTTAAGGGATGGCTAACAGTCTACAATCCTGCCTCTTACTTGAGGAACTATATATCAACCATGGTTATGCTTGGTGTGCGTGGAGACTTGAACAGTTTGTCTGGTGTAGTGAATGCGCATAAAGAATATAAGAGGTTCTGGCTTAATCAGCCTGACGTAAACAAGAAGATTGTAGAGTATAAGAAGGCGGGAATCATAGGTCAGAATGTTGATGCCGGTACTGTTGAGTCTATACTTAATGATAGACTGAAAGATCCTAACAGCGCATTAGATGCAGAGTTTAAGGGAAGAAAGAAGAAAGGATTCAGCGCAAGGAATCAAATAAATCAGTTCTACAAAATACCTTTTGCTGGAACGGGTACAAAATGGCTTGCAGACTTTTTTCAATCAACCTTTCAAGCTGGTGATGATCTAGGGAAAATCATAGCCTATGAAGGTAGGAAGAAGTTTTATGCTGACGCTTTGTTTGATAAGACGATAGATCAGTTAACCGAATCAGAGCTTAGTCAGGTTACAGAAAAAGCTTCTAACGAAATCAAAGATCAATACAACAACTACGACAGGGTTCCGCCATCCATAAAGGCTTTAGGTAGAACTCCTATTATTGGATCTTTCGTTCAGTTCCCTGCGGAGATGATAAGGAACTCTGTTAATTTATACCTGTCTGCTATTGACAACATCAACAGTGGCAATCCAAAGTTAAAGGCGGATGGTATAAAAAGAATCGCAACCTTTACAACAGCTCAAACAACGTTAGCTATAGGGTCAACTATTCTAGGGCAGCAACTGCTTCAGTCCCTTAATCTAAGAGATGATGAGGATGAGCAAAAGGTGAAGGATCTTAGGAATGTAGTTGCTCCTTGGTCAAAGAACAGTTTGATAAATGTAATTTCGACAGGGAAAAACAAGCTATCATACATGGACATGAGCGCTAACAATCCTTATGCATTTGTTAGTAAGATGATTCAACAAGGTATAGATAAAGATACCGCTATTGACGCTGCTGCAGGTGCTGTAATGGAATTTTTTAAACCATTCGTTCAGGAGGAAGTTCTTGCTAAAGCTTTTAGGGAGGGTCTTGCAGGGAAAACAGATTCCGGTAGACGTATATACTATGATCACGATAATTTTGTAAAGAAAGGGGCTTCAGTTATAATGCATATGTTAGAAGCTGGTATGCCTGGTTATGTGAAGACAGTTCAAAGATTTCTAGATGAAGATAAATCTTTGGCTAATGAGATAAAATCATTATCAGGGTTTAGAACTACAGATGTAAAGCTTGATACCTCTATATACTTTAAGATGAGAGGAGCATACAAGATGTCACAAAGTTTACAGGATGAATACAGATCTAAACTAAGAGAAGGTGAAGATGTGTATGACTATATAAACGAAAGATATCAAGACACATTTAAGAAGGCGCATGAAGTGTATATGTCTCACATGAGATTGGGTCTAGATGGCAAGACTGCCCTTGATCAGATAAAAAAATCAATGGGTAAAAACCAAAAGTTTAACAAGGCAGAGATAAGAGGTATCATAACAGGTATTGCACCAAGAATGAAGGTATACAAACCTAAATAGATATTTACAACATCTCTTTTAATAATTCAACAACAACCTCACAGTCTTTTTGATTACGTGGCATATACAGTGTTGGCCTCTGACCTGTATCTACCAAGTGTTTCTTGAATAACTTCCAACGAATAGGAAAGGATTCATTCGGATTCCCTTTACATTCAATAATAAAACGAGGGGGGTCTTGAATATCAATGAAGTCAGGAGTATATTTGATCGGAAGAATTTTCTTGTGTCCTTTATCATGGAGTATCTTCTTCTTTGGGGTCTTCTCATATGTTGACATATCAAAATCAAACCCATCAACAATTGTAAATGTTTTACCTTCATATCTATTAGGTATCTTATTTTTTTTAAGAAGTCTGTACATATGAAGTTCAAGCTTACTAGCAAACTGTATACCATCCTGCTCTACCTTTGTGGATCGAGTAATCATTTTTTTCTTAGAACGTCTCTTCATTGTCTACTCTTACAGTTATAATATCTTCTAGCTTTAGTATGTGTGAGAAGTAATGATAGGCATCTTCTTCTGTTGAAGCGATACACCATCTTGGCTGTAACCCTTCACCAACTGACTCTACAGTTTGAGCTATATACCTGTCGTAATCATTAATACCGTTTCTCCACAGCATCTCCATGACTTCCTCATAGAAACCATCATACTCTGTCATTGACACCAGAGCTTCGTGATCTGTACACAAAAGCTCTGATGCTTGCCACTGCACTTCGTATGCTTCGTATGTTGTAACATTCAAATCTAAATCTTCACCAACCTCAACATAATAATATAAGTCTTCTTCTCTATATTTCTGCATGAATCCAACCATGAAGAAGCTTAAAGAAACATACTCCTCTGTTTTTAAATCTCTATTAAATACTATCCTTTCTATTCCTGAGTTCATCTATTGCTCTTTGTAGGTAAAGCACTTGATCCATGGCCTCTTCTTTGGCATGCTCCAACCACTCTATCAAAGATAATGGATTTCCTGCTAAGGTAGTGCCATACTTTTTTATTCCTTTTGCACTTCTCTCTTGAAAAAGATCAACTACTTTTCGAACAGTTGGATCACCATCCTTCATCATCTCGTAATACTTAGTTACACTATCGCTCATTAATAAGTCTTTTCCAAATTGTTTTTAATCCCTCTTCAACCACTCTACAAACTACGTAGAATAGGAATCCTTGTATAAATACTGTTGCCATATCTATTTAATTAACTCTTGTTCTTCATTCGTCTTGGAAGAATCTGTCTTCATATCTTCCTTCAGTTGATCTAGCGCTTGGCTGTACCCATCCATACGTTTTAATGTCTCTAGCGTCCCAACTGAGAGGTCTTTTAGGTTTGCTAACTGACTCATCAGAGCTTGAGCTATTCCCTCTAGGTTCTTTACTTTGTTTCGTAGTTGTATTAGTTCGCTTTCTTTCATTGCTCATTATTTAACTGTGATTTAATATATATACTAGATACCCAACAGAAACATTTATATTAACCAGTACTAGGTTCCATTGCTTTGCCATAAAAACTTGCGGCATAGACAATAAACCCCCAATCACATAAGTGTATCCACCAATGTTGTCATAGTTTAGCAGGTACGGAGACATCATTATGAATGAGGTTCCCATGTACCCCAGCCTATTGGCCATTCTTTCGGCAGGAGTTAATCTTTTCTGCTTCACTAATGCTTTTAGGAACGTCCTGTAGTATCTTTTCATTTGATTCTAATGTGCAAAAGCAACCGCCAACATCTAGCCAGCAGTCACATATTCTTTGTTGTTTCAAAATAGGTGTGTGAATCGAGCTATCTGCCCGTTTTCTTTCGAGTGTATAAATCCTTCAACTGCTTTAGGTGCATGCTGATAACCTTTTCTGTGGTGCCATGAGTCTGTTCCAGATGGTGATCTAAGAGCCTCGACAGTGACACCAATATAATCTTTAGCTGTTTTGTGATGCACGTGATGCATATACACATACCTGTGCTTTGTATTCCCCCATCTCTTCTTAGCTTCCTGAGCCATGAGAAGAGGAAGATCTTGTTGTTTTGCTCCATCTCCATGAGTTGTTCCAATTAAAGAGTTTCCGTATTGAAAGTATTTCCTATGAGATATGCTAACATCAAACGTTATATTCTCAGACTTCCTATACCAAGACTTGAGAGCGTCAGCTAAAAAGAAACCATTAGTGTAGTCGTGATTGCTAGGATTGTACATCACATGCACGTCCGCTACCTTCATTAGAGAATCAATCACATCTACATACAACTTCTTTGCGATAAGAAAGTTATCGTACCACATTCCATCTGTGTCTTGCGGTGTTCCTGATGTTGTTGTTCTTCTTGGAGTATCGATGTGGAGGATATCGTTTCCAACCACAAGCACGATCTTATCGATGTTAAATCCTGATGACTTCTGTAGGATCCCATCGACTCCATCCATAACTCTTTTGACTGCGATTTGATTGTTGTAGTCTTCTCCTGTTTCAAAGCTCGATGCAAGCTTCCCAATATGTATATCAGCAGGATCAACAACAAGTAAGCAAGCATCAGTATAACGCTGTCGTTCAATTTTTTCATAATCAAATGTGTGGTTTTTTACATCCTCGATGTGATCCCTTAACATATCATCGAACGTTGGACCACTATCCTTGCTAGGCCTGAATTGAATTGACCAGGCTTTATCTTTATTCCAAGCCATACCAACACTATTTATGTTGATGCCCCTGTCTGCGCACGCCTGCGCTAAAGCAGGGTGTTCCTGGTTACGTTGCTCTTTGTGATACTCTCTATACATTTTCTGATAGAGTTGACTAGCGTCATAATCAGTGATGCCGTGCTTCTCTATTAACGCACGGGAGATCTTATTAAATGTAAGTCCTTGATTCTTTCGCATCTCAAGTCCCTCTTTAATTATAAGTGGATTAAAATCAATCATAGTCTTCGGTTTGTTTCTTAATCTTATTAACCTCAGACACAAGAGAGTCTAAGCTTTCACGAAGACTATCGTCTTCACTAGGAACTACAAGGTAAAACTCTATGTCCTTTACTTTATCTAAAAGCTTCCTGATTAAATATCCTATATACTTACGTCTGTGGTTCATGGTTTGTCTTGATGAGACAGTAGGCTGTCTCCTAGGGCGTGGTTTATTTTCTTGATAGCCCTGTATAATACCCTAGATTTCTTTTTGGTTTCTTCACGCTGTGATTTTGTTGCATCATATCCTAAGTACATATACAGGTTAGCATCAAGCTCAAGCAGGGCATCAATCTTTTGTTTATCTGTCGCTCTCTTCCTCGATAAAACTTTTTCGCAGTATGCATCTGCATTTAGTTTGAATATATCGAATCCTCCTTTTAAGATCTTAGTAATTTCTTTTTCAAATAAACTCATAGCATTAATATATTTTTAAAGTTAAACAGAATATGTGTAATGACAAAAAGATTTACACATTTTTATTATACATATCAACATAAAGCCTGTATAATGTTGAAGACCAATCGTGTTTTGGGTAAGTTTTGTTTGAGTTTACCTTCTTCACTCTTCCGTTATCCACATACTCAACTGTTAAAGAGTACTCATCTCCTTCTGGTATTGGATATATCCTGATCTTTCGATTGATACACCAAAGCATAGCCTTGGTTTCTTCTTCTGTTGGCGTGTAAGTGTCTTGTTGTTTCTTTTTAGGTCTTCCCATAGTTTAGTTTTAAAAGGGCAAGTTGTCTAGGTCAAATGCCTTACTTATACTTGCAGGTTTGATTGTGTTCTTTTCTTCTTTATCAAAGACAAACGTTGGTGGGTTGTGTCCTGTGTAATATCTTCCAGATGGTATGTGGTAATTAAATATCTCTCTACCTGCCATCTCTCCTTGAAATTTCATCTTTACTTTCTGAGTAATAAACTCTACTTGGTTTTTATCTATGTCGTATTGACCTTCTTGTATTGATTCGAAGTGTCGGTAGACTGTAAAGCCATCGTGTGTTTGATTCCTAAAGTCTGCTGATCCTGAAACATCATACAGTGTTGGCTTGTTATATATACCTGCTTCATTCTTCTGCATCTTAGTTGGGTGTGCTACTAGAAATATAATAACATTATTCATTTGAGCAAACATCGTAAGCTGAGTGAGCACACGCTTGATTCTACTTAGTTCTTTATCCTTGTTGTCATCAAACTCTAACTTATTGAATGCATCTATAACAAATATGTCTACCCCATAAATAAACATCTGCTCCTTAAACTTCTCTAACAACCAACCCCATGTAGGGAACTGACCATTGTCAGGAGATGTTAAGTATAATCTTTCTTGAGCCCATTCTTGATACCTCTTAACCTCATCCTTAGTGATTCTCGGCAGTCCTGGATTGTCTTGGAAAAAGTTTCTTCCATAAAACTTCTCAATAAATGTTGTTTGGTGTAGCGCCATTGGGTGGTGTTCAGGTGAGAAGAATGATGCCTTCATGTTGTGGTCACGCATGATATTCATCACATACCACTCCACGAAGTTAGACTTACCGTGCGATGGTATACCTGTGGCCACACAAAGGTGTCCACGCATCACACTGAAGATGTCCTTTAGGTTTCCAAATGAGTGGTGCTTAGGATAGATCGTGTCAGGCATACCATTCTCATGAAGACTCATGATGTCATCCATGAGGTCCTCAACAGTGAACGTTCCGCTTGCAGGATACTTCTTTGAGTTGTTGATAGAGTTAATCAACACGCTCTCTCCCTCAATGAGGTCATCATTAGCATCTTTATTCTTGAAGTGTACCCTTTCACACCTGTATCTCCCTAGCCTTTGCGCTATCTTCTCTGATACAACTTCACCTTTGTCATCATTGTCTGTGCAGATGTAGAATTTTTCTACGTCTTGAAGATACTTCTCACAATTAATCCAGAAGTCATCGTTGTCGTTTGCGCCATTAGGAATACTGATTGTGTTCTTATATCCACACTGCACCATAGCTAGTACGTCAAACTCTCCCTCAACTATGTAAACTTCCTTCTGTCCAACGGCAGCGTTGATGTTGTAGAATATAGGTTTTGTCTGTGCTGTTTGAGTGAACTGCTTACTGCCTGATCTATACTTCTTGTTTACTAGAACATCACCCTCGAAGTAATTAAATACGATGTTGTTCATCTTCTTACCTGCCTGAGGTTGAAAATATTCCTCTTCTGTTATGTTCATTGTTTGAAGAGTACCCTGCCTGATACCTCTAGACTCACACCACTTTACCATACCATCTGATAAATCTGTATAGTTATGCCATGTCTGCGCAGGTATCTTGTACTCTTTCTTTATCTGGTCCTCGTTACTATCTCGAATACTTATTGCTTCGCAGTGATGACACTTTGCAACACCCTTTGTTATGTTCACACTCAGGCTTCTGTCTCTCTTGTTCTTTCTTTCAGGTGTGCATGCAGGGCATATTACTTTATGCTGCCCTGATGTCTTCCCTTTTAAATCAATGCCATTCCATTCTATTGTTCTCATAAGGTTGGTCTTTTGTATTCTATTCGTTTCTTTCCACCCATACCCTTGCCGGTATACTTCTTATACCATGAGATAAAGTGCTTCTTGAAATCTTCAGGACAGGTAGTAGTCTTGCCTTGTGTGATAGCATGCTTAGTGAATTTATCTAGATACATATCAAACTGTGCCTGTGTAAGTACGTAGTTAGACTTTACCGCATCAACCCACACCTTGTTTTCAAAACAAATTTCACTAACGCTAGTTGTTGATAGATAGTTTTTTTCATTGTTGTTATTATTATCATTGTTAGTTGTGGGGGTTTGGTTGGTATCAGTCTGGTCATCGTCTGGTTTTTGTGTGGTACCTTTATCTTTTTTCTTCTTTTTATTGGCTTGGTAATCATCATATTTACAGATAGTTACGGTTAGATATTGGTTGTTTCCTTGCGTGGTAACCTCTTTAGTATCTATTAACTTCTTAAAAGCACCTCTAACCTGATCCCTAGTAAGGTATAATTCATCAGCAATCTTGGCATATGATGTGATGAATGTTCCTCTCTCTATGGTAATCTCTCGCCACTTCTTATTCTTGAAGTTGGCTTTAAGTAGGCAATGAATAAATAATCTCATTACGTTTGGATTACTGTACCATTGCCAATCCATTATCTTTCTATCCAGCAGGATAAATGAACTCGTCTTTTCCAAAATATTGTAGTTTTATATGTTCAGGAATATTGTCTATTATTTCTTTAAGGTTGATTGCTCTGTGAATTAGTTTAGCATTCAGCCTTTTAGTATAGGTGAGGTCATCAGCTATGTTCTTGAACTTAGTATCTGGTGAGTATTTAATTAAGGTCGGAGCATTCTGTAGTATGTTTGCTCTTATAGCTACGAACATCTCTCTCAAACCTTTGTCATACTCTATAAAGTTTGGTATGTTTCGAGTGGCGTGAAGTACTGTTGCGTGATTCTTATTGAAGTATCTACCTACACCTTCATAGCTTAGGGTTGTGTATGTGTAAAGAAAATACATGGCCATCTGACGTGGCTCAACATACTCTCTCTTCCTTGTCTTAGTGTTCTTAAGTACATCTGTTTTTGTGTAGTCATTGATTATTTTTATAATGAGTTCGGGGTTTAGCTTTGGTGTTTTCATAAAATATTAAGGTGTAAAAGGGGGCTGATACCGCCCCCTTGAATAAACAAACAATTAAACAAACAAATAATTATTTAAAACGGAAGGTCATCCGCCACTGCTTTTGTTTTATTTACAGTTTCAAATGGCTCATTCATTGTGACAGGTTTTTTATTGTCATCTCTAGGTGGAAATACTTTTCCTAGATCGTATCGCTTTTTAGTTTCACCATTGTAACCTCCAAGTGATTTGGATCCATCACTCCATGTTACTAGGTCAAACCAAACCGAGTCACCATACTTCTCGCTTTTAGTTACTGCACCTTCTACTTCTCTGATAAATGTACCTAGTTCTTTGAACTTTAAGGATACTCTTTCTCTTTTTTGTACTTGATTACTCATTGTAAATTAAATTATAGGTTTAATAATCCGTTCTCCAAGACCAACGGAAAGGTCGTTTAAATATTCTCTACATATTTCTATGCGCTCATACAATCTCTGAACATCCTCATCGTTGTACTCGATGTGAAACTTCTTAATCCTTAGTTCCTCAGGGATGTCAGCATATTGAAGCCTATCATAAACCTCTGCTTCGAGATCCATAGGAACTTCAATCATACCAAGTTGCCATCCTAACCTTCGAACCTCATCCTGTATAAGTTGTGTAGGTGTATCTACCAAGCAATACATAATCCAAGATTCTTTTTTACGTGTCAACTCCATGTAACCTTGCAACTGCCAATAGTAATCTGTACTAGGCAACTTCTCTTCATGCATGGGGAAGGTTTTAAAATCCCATGATGACTTAATATCAATCAACTTACTATCAATGATGTCAGGCGTACCGCAAATGTAATTATTAGCGTAGTGCTTTTCATTCTTTTTTGCAGTATCACCTGTCACACGATTGTACATAGCGATTGATTCATCCTCGACTTGCTTTCCTTTGTCAAGGTACTTCGACTGTATCTCAGTCGACTTTCCAAACAGCACTTCCTTGTGCAATTCCTGGAGGTACCTCTTAGTAGTGGCTGATAATGCATCCTTTTTATTTCTAGGATTGGTCATCAGCTTACCAAGAGCAGAGCATCTGAACAGGTAATTATCAAAGATAACTGTCTTCATTTTTATTTGTTTAATATGTGATGTAGTGTTCCCTTACTGCTTATTCCAAAGTGTTCCATTGTCTTCTTATAAGAACCTGAATCTTCATGAAACTTTCTTATCTCATCTTTGTCGTGCTTTCTTACAAAGCTAGTAGCGTGTAGCGCCCTTTCTAATCTCACCTGAGCAGGAATATCCATGATGTTATCTTTCATGGTGCCTATTTCTATATTGTCGATGTGATTATTTTTTGAGTCACCATCTAGATGTCTAACAACAGTGCCTGTTTGATAGATTCTATCACCAAACTTTTGGTAAGCCTGTAGCCTGTGGGCGGAGGCGTTTTTGTTGTCTCCATTTTCATCTCTTATTTTGAATCTTAAGTATCCGTTCTGTGAGTAAAACCCAACGCTTTCACCTTTGATTCCAATCACCTTACCTTCTTCGGTAATTCTGTAGCCCTTATCGTAGGCTTTCTTTTCGTTCTTATTAAATGCCATTCCTTATTGTTTTTTAAAGTCCTCTGATTCATCCTCTCCAAATACTCCCAACTCATAGAACCCACTAAGTTTTAGTACAGCTCTTGACATCGCTCGCTTTTCTGCCATCTCCATGACATACCAGGTGTTGCAGTTTCCACTACGATGGTCACTACCTTTTAATGCAGACCCAAATGTTTCTATTAATGCGTCACTCTTATTAGCATAAGCCTTTACTACTGCGAAGTTAGGTTCACACTTGATGACCTCGTAGTTTATCTTCATCTGTTCCGCTGCTTGTATCTTGTCAATACCTGCTCTTGTGATGATGGTGTAGTGTTGATGCTTAAACACATCGTCTGGTGTTAGGTCATACTGTTTATACAGCTTGACAATCTTCTCTCTGTTGCTCATAATACTCTTTGATTTGATTTAAATTAATTACATTCTCTCTCTTAAATAAACTTACCTTGTCATGTAGCTTCTGACTCATTGCATCAGTTATTTGAAACCTCTTGCTGCCAACTCTTTCTTCTGCCTTGCTTAGTTGCATGGACTTAGATAGTTCCGGCATTCCTTTCGTGTAAGCATACCATACAGCACTGTCAGGTAAAGGTTTATACACCTCAAAGTTTGTGTTGTATAATTGATATGAATCACCATCTTGTTCAAGCTTCAACCCTTTCATGAAGAAACAATTTGTTCCATCTTTAAATGAGTGTAGCATATTTATGCTGGTATCTATAGATCTCCAGATAACTTTTAACATATACTTTCTATCTTTCATTATATAAATCTCTGTATTTTTGATAAGTATCTCTCTCTTCTGACAAGAAGAACTGCTCTGTTTTTTGCTCTCCTACAAAATCCTGTGTCAGACATCTCCTGTTGTCCGTATCTTATTGATAAATTGATAATCGAAAACTTCAGACTCGTAATGTCCGCTTCCACCCACCTCAGGTGCGCTTTCCTTCTTGCTCTCTTGCTTTGACACAACTTCAAAGTCAACTTCAATTTCGTTAATAGTTTCATTCTCTTCTTCTTTAAGTGATTGTAAATATTCTTGCTCCATCCAATGTAGTTCTGGACGATTGCACATACCTAATAAGGTTGGATCGTTATCGATCATTCTCTTGGTTGCTCCCATAAATAGTTTTAATTTGATTAGTATCTAGATATTCTCGCACCATACTCCACCATATGTTCATCTTATAGAGCATGTTTCGTTGATGTTGACTAAGGTTTTTGTAGTTTTCATCATCCATTTTGTAAATGTAGTTTATTTGTATTTAATAAACAAATATTGTTAATAACTCTGT